GGTCCAGCAGCGCGGCGAACGGCGTCGGGTCCAGCGCGGCGGCGAACGGCGTCGGGTCCAGCGCGGCGTCGAACGGATACAGGTCCAGCGCGGCGTCGGACGGCGACTGGTCCAGCGCGGCGTCGAACGGCGACAGGTCCAGCGCGGCGTCGAACGGATACAAGTCCAGCGCGGCGTCGGACGGCGACTGGTCCAGCGCGGCGTCGAACGGATACAAGTCCAGCGCGGCGTCGCGGGGGCGAGCGTCCGTGGCCATGGCGTCTGGCGATAATTGCCGTGTGAAAGGTGACGCCGGGAACGCGCTGTTTTTGGTCTATCGAGATGACAGCGGCGATATCGTGCATACCTGGGCCGGTATCGTTGGCCGCGACAATATCGAGCCGAATACTTGGTATATGTTGGGCGCTGATGGCACCCCATATGTAACGCCAGAGGAGGGTTAAGGATAATGTTTCTTTTCCCTCCGGGTTTGTTTTCTCCGCCCGTCATGGCAATAGCGCAGCGCCCCGACCACGATCTTACCGTGATTTTCGATCGTGGCGATGTCGGGTTCTGGCGCGATGCGGATGGTAATGTATGGGTCCGTCTCGGGCCGCCCGATTTACCGCTGGCCGCGTTCGAAGTGCCGGCGCACGCGCTGGAATATCTGGCGCGGCCGGATATCTCCGCATTGGTGACGATTGGTGCCGCGGCAGCTTTGGCGGGGGCGACGCAATGATCGGCCTGCCCATTACAGAAGGATCGCCGGAATGGCATGCGATTCGCGCCCGTCATATAGGCGGGTCGGAAGTCGCGGGTCTTTTTAACCTACGCTCCGACGACCGGCCGGATTACCTCGCCAGCCGCTTTTCTCTGCACCACATCAAAGCCGGACACATTCAGCCGCCGCTGGTAGACGATGCGCCGGGCTCACGGATTTGGTTTGGCAAGGAGATGGAGCCGACGATTGCCGCCGTTGCGGCCAAGTTGTGGGGTTGGCAAATTGAGAAAGGCGGGTATTGCATCTGCCCGGATACACCGGGCATGGGCGCCAGCCTGGACTACACCATAACGGAACCTTGCCCATGGGCGCTGGATCAAGGTGCCGAAGGTCCTGGTGTCTTACAGATCAAGAATAGTGACTGGATACAGCATAAAAAGACATGGACGAACGATCAGCCGCCGCTCTGGATACAACTACAGGTGCAGCACGAGATGGCGTGTTCGGGTTTGGCGTGGGCCGCCGTCGTCTGTTTGGTCGGGAACAACGAACTGAAACGCTATTTCTTCCCAGCACGGCCGAATACCATCGCGACCATCAAGCGCGAGGTGGTCGCGTTTTGGGCCGATATCGAAGCCGGCCGCGTGCCGAATACCGACGACACCGAAAGCACAGCGGAAGCTCTGCGTGCCTTGTATCCGTCGATACCGTCCGAGACGCCTATCGATTGGAGCAATCATCCGCGCGCCGACGAACTTTGCACGCAATGGCTGATCACGAAGGCGGCTCAAACCGAGGGAGAGCGCCGGATGCTGGAATTGAAGAACGAGATCGAGGCGATGCTCGAAGGTGGCACACTGGCCGAATTGCCGGGTTTCCAGGTCCGCGTCGTGGTTCGTAAGGATACCCCGGATCGCGTCGCGAAACCGGACGAAGTCATCAAAGGCCGGCGGGGAAGCCGAGCCATTTCCATCAGCGAGGTGAAACCATGAACGAGATCGTCGCCCGTCGCGCCGCACCGATGACCCATGCGTTGGAACCGACCAACATGGAAGAGGCGATCCGGTTCGCCGACCTGATTTCTCGGTCCGACATGGTGCCGGCGCATTTTAAGGGTAAGCCGGCCAACATCCTGCTTGCCGTCCAGTGGGGCCGCGAGATCGGTCTCGGACCGCTTCAAGCCCTGAACAACATCGCCGTCATCAACGGCCGGCCGTCCCTTTGGGGCGACGCCATGATGGCTCTGGTGCGCGGTTCCGGTGTTTGCCTTTATGTCCGGGAAACAATGGAAGGCGATGGCGACACGTTGACGGCTGTCTGTCGGTCGCGGCGGAAGGACGACGATGGCGAGCATGTCACTCGGTTTTCGGTGGCCGACGCCAAGAAAGCCGGCTTGTGGGGGAAGCAAGGCCCTTGGCAGCAGCATCCCCGTCGCATGCTGCAAATGCGCGCCCGCGGCTTCAATCTTCGCGATCACTTCCCCGATGTGTTGCGCGGCGTCATCAGCGCCGAAGAAGCGCAGGATATCCCGGCCGATCCGGTGCGGAACCAAACAACGGTCAGCGGCATCCCGCCCGTGGCCCGGCTGGATGCGTTCGAACAAGCTTTTGGACAAGCCGCCACGATCGACGTAGAGTTGGAGACAGATATCGAGACGGTGCCGGTAGAGCGTCCCCCCGCTCCCGGCCCGATGGAGGGGCGGCTTCCCACGGCCGCCACTTCCACGCCGCCAGCGGACGAGGAACGGCCTTCCTCCCCCGCTCCTGCCGCTGGCGGCGCAGATATTCCGGCTGGCGCGGTATCCATCGACAACACGCATTGGTCGCCGGATCGGCAGTGGAAAACGGTTCCGATTTGGACGGCGGCGTTATTGCTTCACGTCAAGACGTTGGAAACCGAGGCGGCGCTCGATGCGTTGCTGGCCAACGAGGAGTTCGACCGACAACTCAATGCAGCGCGGACTCGCTCCCTGAAACATGCACAGGAAGTGGAGGATGCGATCGAGGATCGGCGCGGATGGTTGGCGGCACGGGCGAAGGACGCCGCCGGATGACCGTCATCGCAACCGGATGGATCGTGCTCGACGAAACCGGGAAGCCGGTTCAAAACAATCGGATTGCCGATAACGTAATCCAGGCATGGGGACATGCCTTGCGGCAAGACAATCCGCCAACCCTGAATATCGGACTTAAAATTATCGCCGGCTGGCGTGCTGTGCGGGTCAACCTGACCCTCGCGGATAACACTTAACCCAACGACGACAACAAGGAGAGCGACAATGGCTAAAACACCGACTGCGAAAAAGGCCGAGGAAATCACGATCAACGAGCTGGCCACGCAGCGCATTTCGCTGCATCTTGTCGGCCGAACCCCGTTGATCATGAACAGCATGAACATCAAGGCGGTTCGGACCCTGCTGCTGCCCGAGGTCATGAAACGCAAGACGAAGGCGGAACAGGCTCAGGCCCTCAAGCATGACGTGTTGTGGGAATATCGGAACAGCACATACCGGAACAATCTGGCGGATGCCGAGACGCGCCTGATGATGCCGGGGCCGTCCGTGAAGGGCGCTTTGATGAGCGCGGCCCTGGATATTCCCGGCGTTCGGAAGACCGAGATCGGCCGTCTGATGTGGGTCAACGGGTTCCGGTTGTCGCTTTACGGCATCCCGCAAATCTTCATGTGCGTTGTGCGGACCGCCGACGCGGCAAAAACACCGGACGTCCGCACCCGTGCCATCGTCCCGGAGTGGTGCGCTTCCATCGAGATCGATTACGTCACCCCGAACCTGAGCGCGAAGAGCATCGTGAACCTTGCTCATGCGGCCGGGATTACCGCCGGGATCGGCGATTTCCGGCAGGAAAAGGGTAAGGGTTCGTTCGGCCAGTTCCGTCTTGTCGAGAGCCAAGAAGATGCGGATTTCCGGCGGATCAAGCTGGAAGGCGGTCGCGAGGCGCAGGACGAAGCGCTTGAAAACCCACTCCCCTACGACGAAGAAACGCAGGATTGGTTGAATTGGTATCTGTCCGAATTGCCGAACGCCTCGAAAGGGCCGGCAATGAAAATCGTTGACCTGAAAGGAAAAGCGGCATGAGCGACAATCAAGAAGCGGCGCGGGCTGTTCTGGCCCGCCTTGAAGAAGAAGGTCGGCTGACCGTCGAGGCAGTCATCGCCGAGGCCCAAGACCCGGCGTCCCCTCTCCACGATGCTTTTGAGTGGGATGTCGAGGCGGCGGCTCAACGGCATTGGGAAGCCCAAGCCCGCAAACTGATCCGATCGTTCAAGATCACAGTCGAGGTTCGGAACGTCGTCTTCAAAGCGCCGCAATGGGTGCCCGATCCCGATGTGCCGGCCGCCTACGTCAGCACGGTTAAATTGCGATCCGAAGCAGATCGGGCGCGGGATGTGGTCTGCGCCGAATTCGCGCGGGCTTCCTCTGCGCTGCAACGTGCGAAAGCGGTGGCCGCCGTGTTGGGCATCGACGCGGAAGTCGAGGGATTGCACGAAAGGGTTCTGAGCCTGTCCGACCTCGTCGCTGCCCGCGCCGAAGGACAGGCTTGAAATGACGGTCACGGAAGTCGGTCTCGGCAGGTCTGGGGGTGTTTAGTTAAGGCTTGGCGGTCGAGGTCAGTCAAGGCGCGTTCTGTCCAGGCGCGGCATGTCGAGGCGGTCGTGGCTGTGCAGGGTCGGGCTTGGCTTGGCTTGGCGGTCGAGGTCAGTCAAGGCGCGTTCTGTCCAGGCGCGGCATGTCATGTCAGGGCGGTCTTGGCCCGGGCGGGCTGGGCTAGGTGCGGCGCGGATCGGCGGTCTTGTTAAGGCCCGGTGCGTCTCGTCCTGGCAGGACGCGTTAAGGTAAGCCGGTCATGGAAAGACGAGGCAGGGTTGGAATGGCGGTCGTGTTGCGGCGGGACAAGGTCCGTGCGGCTAGGCGGTCGAGGCCGGTCACGATAGTGCAGGGCAAGGCAAGTTCCGGCTGGGCGGTCATGGCTGTGCCGGATTGGGCAGCGCGTGTTGTGGCGGTCCAGTCCTGAATGGGCGAGGTCTGTCGAGGCGAGCCAAGCCAACCAACCCAAAGGATGGTCGGGAGCAATCTCGACCATCCGGCGGCTTACGAAGCAAAGGAGGATAGAATGACATTGCACCTGACGTCGTGTGTCTACGAGGACCAGCCGCACCCGGTCGACCTGCGGGATTTGGCGCGGCGGCTAAGGGATGGTGGAAGCGTTCTCGGGGATTTCTACGCGCGAGAAGGCGGATATTCATTCGACGACGATGTTGAATTGATTTCCGTTAGCGACGACGCGCGAGGAAAAGAACTGGCTATCTGGGCTTTGGAAAGGTGTGCGGGACTATGAGCGATTATCAGGCGTTTCTGGCTGGGAAGGCCGACATCGGCTCCGCGAGTGGATTTGACGCGAAGTTCATGCCGAACGGCGCCACCCCTCTGCAAGAGCATTTGATCGACTGGTCCGTCCGCATGGGGCGATGCGCCATATTTGCCGATTGCGGGCTGGGCAAGACGCTTATGCAACTGGCGTGGGCAGCGAATGTCGTGCAGACAACAAATCGCGACGTGCTATTGCTGGCGCCCTTGGCCGTGACTTGGCAAACCGCTCAGGAAGCCGAAAAGTTCGGGATCGATTTGTCCCGCATTGTCATCGCGAATTACGAGAAGCTCCATCGGTTTTCCCCAAACGATTTTGTGGGGACGGTATGCGATGAAAGTTCGATTCTCAAATCCTTCGACGGAGCGCGCCGAACCGAAATAACCGAATTCATGAAGAAGGTTCCTTATCGCCTTCTTTGCACGGCAACATCGGCTCCCAATGAATATATCGAGCTTGGCACATCGTCCGAAGCTTTGGGTTATCTTGGGCACATGGATATGTTGTCGCGGTTTTTTAAGAACGACCAGGGGAACTCAATCAAGGCCAACGTGTATCGACAGCGCGGCAAAAACTTCGCACAGCTCGACGACGGTGCGAAATGGCGCTTCAAGGGCCATGCCGAGGAACCATTTTGGAAATGGGTTTGCTCGTGGGCTCGCGCTGTTCGCCGTCCCTCCGATCTTGGTTTTGCCGATACAGGGTTCGATCTTCCGCCTTTGGTGGAGCATCTCCATCTTGTCGATACGCGGTCTTTACCAGAAGGCAAGCTATTCGCGCTTCCGGCGGTGGGGCTTAAAGAGCAGCGCGAAGAACGCCGGCGGACAATTGAAGAACGATGCGAATATGCCGCACAACTAATTAACGGAGTTCCTGACCCCGCCATCGCATGGGCGCAGCTTAACGACGAGGGGGATTTGCTTGAAAGTCTGATCCCGGACAGCGTTCAGGTTTCCGGGAAGGATACCGACGAAACCAAAGAAGCCAAGTTTATCGATTTTCTGAAAGGAGCCGCCCGCGCCTTGGTCACAAAGGGAAGGATTGGAGCTTGGGGACTTAATTTCCAGCATTGCGCGTTTCAAACAATGTTTCCAACACACTCTTTCGAAGAATATTACCAATGCGTCCGGCGGTCTTATCGATTTGGCCAAAAGCGGCCTGTCGATATTCATATGATTGCAACTGATGGCGAAAAGGATATTCTGGCCAACCTGAGGCGAAAGGCCGATGCGGCCGACCGCATGTTTTCGGAACTCACCCGGCACATGAATGATGCCATGGGTCTCGCGCGAGCTACAAAATTCACCAACCCGGAGGTAATGCCGTCATGGCTGTAAACGATCAGGTTATCGCGGATAATTACGCAATCTATAACGGAGATTGCATCGAGGTTATGGCCAGTATGCCGGACGCCGGTGTCGGACTGTCCATCCACTCCCCTCCGTTCGGTGGCTTATTTTGTTACAGTAGTTCGGATCGCGATCTTTCGAATTGTGTCGATTACGCCGGATTTTTTCGTCACTACGAATTTGTGATTAAGGATCTGGCGCGGGTGACGATGCCAGGACGAATGGCCGCCATCCATTGTATGGACGTGCCATCGGGGAATAGTGGGACTGATTATTATCTGGATTTCCCCGGAGATATTATCCGCCTGTGCGCGAAACATGGATTTGCCTATGTCGCGCGGTATTGCGTTTGGAAAGAACCTCTCGCCGTCCGCAACCGGACCATGGCAAAGAATTTGGCGCACAAGACTATCGTCGATGATAGTTCTCGTTGTTCCGTAGCGGCGGCGGATTATCTTTTGGTGTTCCGCAGAAAAGGGGACAACAAAATCCCCATCGCGCATCCTGTCGGCCTCACTGAATATGCCGGAAGCCGCCTACCTCCCGTGGATGTGCTGAAATATCGGGGATGGACCGGGAACCAAATCGAAAACAAGTTTTCCCATTGGATTTGGCGGCAATACGCGTCGGCGTTTTGGGACGACATCCGTATTGACCGGGTCCTGCCATTTCGATCCGCTCGCGACGAAAACGACGAAAAGCATGTCCACCCGCTCCAATTGGACGTAATCGATCGTGCTTTGGTCCTTTGGAGCAATCCCGGCGAGGTTGTTTTGACGCCTTTTATGGGCGTTGGTTCGGAAGTGTGGGGCGCGGTTGCCAATGGTCGCAAAGGGATCGGCATTGAACTTAAGCCAAGCTATTTCGAACAGGCGCGGAGAAATATGGCGGCTGTTATGGCGCCGAAAACCACCGACGATTTATTCGACGTAGCATAGGAGCCCGACATGACCCTTATCGAAGCTCTGCGGTCCGCGATTTCGAAAGCTGAACAAGTTTTCCGCGCGACGTTCATGCACGAGAATGTTATCGCCGCCATGTTTGCCGAAGAACGCGCAACCCTGGAGGCGGCCGAAGCGTCGGAACGCAAATTGACCGATCCGAGAGAATCATGAAAAAAGCAACATTCCAAACCGAAGCAGAGATGTGCGCAGCGTTCATCGCCGCGATCCCGGCACGCGACGGCTGGACGGCTTATGCCGAGACCGCGGGATGGGACATTCTGCTTGCGCATCGCGACGGCCGGCAGGTCGGCATCCAAGCGAAGTTGCGTCTGAACGCGGATGTTCTGGTGCAAGCGGCTGAGGTGAATTCCTACGCGACGGAGGGGCCGGACTATCGCGCGATCCTGGTGCCTCCGAGCGAGCATAGTGGGATGGCGGGGCTCGCGCCTATTCTCGGCCTGACGGTCATTCAGATATGGCCACCCGTGGGCACGTCGGGCTATTCGCACGTCGCTCCGCATCTACCGGAGGCGAACTCGCAATACAACGAGGTCGAGCGTGTCTGGCATGACCGCCTGCCGATTCAGCGCTGCAAGCTCCCGGACTACATCCCCGATGTCGCGGCGGGGGCGTCCGGTCCGCTCAAGCTGACCGACTGGAAGGTGAAAGCGATACGGTTGGCGGTCCTGTTGGAGAGGACGGGTTATCTGATCCGCGCCGACTTCAAGCAGCACAAGGTCGATGTCCGTCGGTGGACGGTCAATGGGTGGCTATCGGTTGATGGCGATCATTTTATTGCTGGGCCTGCGATGCCTGATTTCCGTAAGCTTCACCCCAAGAATTACGACGAGATCGCGGCGGACATCGATAAATGGAAACGGACGCATGGGGCCGGGTTGCAGTTGCCGTTGACCGACCCCCGCATGGCCAACGAATACGAGATCGAGGCCGACGTCCCGCTGCCGATACCACAAAGCTGGACGTTCGAAGCGGAGATGGTGAAGAAATGCTAACCAAACCGCAAGCCCGTCTACTGGCGTTCATCGCGGCATACACAGCGTCCAAAGGCCAGAGCCCCACTTGCCGCGAGATGGCCGACCACATGGGCCTGAAATCCAAATCCGGCGCCGTGAAGTTGACCAATCAGCTTGTCCAACGCGGCTATCTACGGAAGCTGCCGGGACATACAAGAGCCGTGGAAGTCGTGAAGATGCCGGAAACCATGTGCGGCTGGCAACCGATTGAGACGGCGCCGAAGGAAGGGACGGAACGTTGGTTGGGTTCTTTCTGGAACACGCCACAGATTGTTGTCATGGCCGCAGGCCGCCGCTATCTGACGCAATGGTCCGACTATCTCGGCCGTTTTGTCGGCGTGCCGCCAGAAGTCCAGCCGACCCATTGGCTTGAACTGCCGGATAACCCGACGTAACAACCACAACCAAGGAGAGACGAAAATGAACGAAGCCGAAATGCGTAAGCTGTTTGCCGAGAAGGTGAAACAGGCCGGCAGTATCCTCGCGTTCGCGAAGCAGGCAGGGATTTCCTCGGCTTACGTTTTCAACGCTTACAAAGGGAAAATCGCAGTAGGAGGTTCCATTTTGGACGCGCTAGGCCTGGAGAAGGTCGTAGAATATCGTCAGATCGGTCCCGGCGTTGACTTCAAGCCGGCGTCAAAAGCGAAACAGCCAGGGGGCGACCGCAGTCCAGAGCGGTTGAAGAAACTTCTCGATGCCGTCCAGGCCGCCGGGTCTGGCCATAAGTTTTCTGCCCGTCATGAATTATCGGCTGGTGTTGTGTATCAAGCCATCAAGGGCGAGCGTCGGGTTCCCGATAGCGTGCTGGCGGCGGCCGAGAAGGAATTGCGGAACGCGGCTGAGAAGGATCGCGAACGTGCCGATAATCTTCTGACCGCCGTGGATAGCATCGGTAGCGGCCGGACACGATACGAAGGTCAGGAACCCTATCGCGACGAAGTGCTGGCGGCTGAGGTTCGGAGACTTCGATCCGTGGTTGAAAAGCTGATGAAGGCGAAGGGAAAGGGGAAGTGATAATGAAAAGCGATCCGGTTCCTTGGGGTTTGGCCGTTTTTGTTTTGTGCGGGGCTTTGAGCGGCGCTCTATGGGGCGCGGCAAATGGCTACCACGCCATACACCGCGCCGCTTATGACGCTGGCTACAGCGATGGAGAACGCGACGGCCTTCGCCAGCAACTCGAAGGCTTCCCAATGCGTGTGCTGCATGACAACCCAACTCAGTTGACCCTCTACGCAAATGACGGACCCCAAGGTCCTATTACTATGATTTGCGGTATGTCGGGCGGCCAAAAAATGACCGAAACCATAGGCAGATGGAGCGATATACTGACCAACAACCGACGCATTTTTGCCGTTTGCGCGCCGAATAAATTAACGTGGCTTGAAGTGGGCAATCCCCTCGGAAACGAATAATGCAGATTAATCCTGATGTCGCTTGGAGCGGAACGGTTAAATTGGTGTGGGTTACAGACGATTACCCGCCAGACACGCACATTTTGCGAATTGGGAAATTCATTGTTGGCAGTTGTGTTAAGCCCGGCACTGCTTCTTGGATAATGGCTTCGCAAAATAAATTATTATATCTACCAACTCTTGAGAAAGCCAAGGCCGCCCTTCTGAAAATCGCTATCGAGGAGATAAGCGGATGAATGACAAACACACTCACGGCGTCATCGCCGAGATCGCGGCGGAGATCAAGCGGATAGACAGGATGGAGAACGACAATGCCAAATGACCCAGAGCCGAAAACCTGGATGGTGACGGTGAAAATGCGGTGGGAGGAAGGGGATACCAACGGTCGTCTCGACGATTTTCTTTTTCTTGGGGCATCAAAAATAGGAGCCGTGTATGCAGACCACTATGACGGGCGGCAACGGTGGCGTGGTTGGCATAGTTTGGGCGATGGGCGTCACGCAACGCTCGATCCTTTTCCTACCGCCGAAGAAGCCAGAGCGGATCTAATCGCGCGCGTGATGAAGGAGCTTGAGGGATGACCGCCCAGACCCCTGCCGATATCATATCGGACGAAGAAATCGAGCGTGTAGTCGATCGCTTCGATAGAGGGCCGCCCCCTAAACAGCGGACCAAATATATAATTGCCAATCGCAAATTTGTTGCCGGGAATGCGCTGAAATACGCTTTTGGCTACGCAACGGGCAGCACTGCGGAGTTTGTTCTTTACGAACTTGGTTTGTTGAGACTACCAGAGAAGCGAAGCGGCCATAGATATTTGACGGCGAAAGGGATGGCGTATTTGCGGGCTGTTTACGGCCCGGCCTTTAAGAAGATCGTGGAGATGGCAGAATGACCGAAGAACAACGCGACGAAGCCCTCGACGAGATCGCGAAGATCGATGCGATGTTTGAGACGGCCGCTTGTTATAGTTGGTCATGGGCTATCGCCACAAAACGCCGCGATAGTTTGATAGACCAACTCCACGCGGCCGGCTATCCGATCCCGCACAAATACCGGGCGCGGCTCTCCGATGGGTCGC